TGCGGGTTGTGTAGATTGTGGATTTAAATAATCAGCCTCATCGAGGATAACTACTTTTTGTCCACCTTGTAATGATATTGTACTTGCAAATTGTTTGATCTTTCCACGTAATGTATCAATGTTTCCATCTTCGGATCCGTTAATCATCATGTAATCAAGATCTAATTCGTTACACAATGCTCGAGCAACTGTAGTTTTACCTATACCTGCCGAGCCCGTAAACATCATATTGGGCAATTCACCTTTATCGACTATTTTTTGGAATGTTTCCTTTAAGCCTTTAGGGAGAATGCAATCCTCAATGGTGTTCGGTCTATATTTTTCTACGAATAAGAATTCTTTCACTTACTCAGCAGGAGTTTCTGCTTCTGCTTCTACTCTAGCAGCTTGTGCTTCATCCGCAGCCTTTAGAAAATTATCTAAACGATTACGTAATGAACCGACATCTGATAACTCAACACCTTCAAATGCACCACGTTTTGTTACGATATCAATAATAGATACACAAGAACGAATGTCACTTATGTTAAGTCCTGCCGCTTCAGGCACAGGTGGTTGTTCTACAGCTTCTGTCGTTTTTTCAGTTTTCTTTGCCATTATTATTCCTTAAATGTTGTAGTTTTATCAAGAGCAACCCAATAGTCTGTGTTGCCCGCCTTAATTAATGCTACCTGCTTTTTATCAATACCAAACTCATATGAGTCAGCAGGTTTAAATTTGAAATTGTTTATATCGAAAACAAAATCAAACTCTGCATCAGTATTTATACTACAATTCGCAACATTCATTGTGAATTGATTTGATGTAGGGTTTTGCTTATCGACAATGACACACTCAATAAATAAAGCGCTATCATTTTTACGTATGCTTAGATTACTAGTCTTAAGAGTAGCAGAAGCTTTACGTAATTGAGTTAATTCATCATGTGTAAGTGTAAACTTTAGATCTTCACATTCTAAATTAATATCATTTGTAGGGACTGTTAGGATGTCGATGTCAGAGAAGTAATACTTAAATGATGTAACACCATCAGTAATTTTAACAAACTTTTTATCGTCATCAAACGAGAGAGTAGGATCTTCAAACATATTAAGACAACTTAAGAATTCACCTAAGTCATAAATGCCAAATGGATAAGGCCATTGATATGCTGCGTCAAGCTCGACATGAGCTTTTGCCATTAGAGTTTTAGAAGTAGACATAGTTCGGATAAATCCGCTGTCTTCACCAATTGCGATGTTACTATTGATCCCTTGAAAGTTATTCAATACATCTTTTATTTCATTACTAAGTTTCATGATTCTCCTTTAAGTCATGTTCATTCATTGCTAATAGAGTATAATGCATGATTTTCATTAGATCTTCACGATTTGCTCCGTTCTTTTTACCATATCTTGATGCATATTTTAATACATTGCCAAGACAAAAGTCCAATCCCAACCCTGAGGCAGAGATTAGATCCATACTTTGTACACCATTTTTTGAAGCATAATGTTTAGAGTAAGTACCCTCAACATAGTCTGTCAATTCTTTGATGTTTTTTAATTCATTAAATTTCATAATAGTATTATTATATCATAAAAAGGGTGAAAGTACATACCCTCACCCTAAATTAATTAAGCAGCAACAGCGTCAGTGATACGAGCCACTAATTGCTTATTACCTTTTTTAGTTTTTGAAAATTTCTTGAACTCACGTTTAAGATCGTTGATAGTATCAGCTTTTTTAGGTTCAAATATATCAGAATCAAAACGAGCAGATCTGTTAATTTTTATTATGAAAAAATCATCATAACCAGCACAATTTTTCCAAGCAGCAAAACCAGCTTTTCTCCAATCTTTGATTACATCAGGAAAGTCTCTGTCTTCATTAACGTTGCAATAGCCTTGTCCAAAAGTAGAAGCATCATATGCAAGATGGAAACCCATTATAGTTGCTCCAGTTAATTCTTTAAGTCTTAAAAGAACTTCTTTATAAATTTGACGACCACCTTGACCTTTAATCATCTTGCCATTAAAGTTAACTATCATCTCACGTGAAGTATTAACATTTGCATTTTTATCTTCTTTAACATGCAATCCATCAGGATAGCCATCAGTTAAAAACATTATGTTTGTGTTTTGTATTGCATGTTTACGTGTAAACTCTTTAGTTAGCTTAGCTGCAAGCATTGCAGTTTGAATAAGAGGAGTTGAACCCATACCGTCGATAGCATGCATATAATGTGCAGAGATATGATATTTTTGATTGCGTGAATATGAATGAGCTTTAGCAACAGCAAACATCATATAAGCAGCTTCATCAAAAGTTTTCTTGTTCATCTTTGAAGAGAACATCTCAACAACTTTACAACCTTCAGACTCTATTTCAGACTCTTTAGATTCAATCTCGCGCATACCTTCTTCTGTGCTTGTTCTTCTCCAATACGAAGTAGTAGTGAATGAATAAGCTGCAAAAGGAATATTAACTTGACGACAAAACATTGCAATAGTAATTGCTTGAGCAGTAACGTCTTCGATAATTTCGTTCATTGAACCAGAAAGATCAAGAAACATCAAAATTCCATGTGATTTTGCTTGAGCTAACTGAGTAGTAGTCAAGAAAATATCTTCAGAAGTTTTATATTGATGTAATTTTAAAGGATCAAGTTTTCCAGATTTTGCAGTACGAGAGCGTGAATATTCAAATGCAGCTTTCTTACGTTCAAAATCTTTTGCAATTAAATTTGCTTGAGTTTTATAAGTCATTTTAGTTTCTGACCAATCTTCTAAACAAGCTCTATGTTTATATGGAGAATAACCATCAGCATCACGATCATTTTCAGTTAACCATTTTTCACGACAATCTTTAGCAAAATCATAAGAATAAAGAATTTTGTCCATATTCTCTTCTGATATACCACTTGTGTATTGTGGCTGACCAGATTTTTCATATTGTCTTTCAGGAGATTTTTCAAGCAAATCTTCTTCGCGTTCTCTGTGAGTATCTTCGGTCCAAGTTTCGTGACCTTCAGGAACTTCTTCTTCAGATTCAACTTTACCTTCTTTAGATTCTTCTTCTTTACCGTCACCTTCAGATTCTGATTCACCATCATCACCTTCGTCTTCACCTTCTTCATCACCAGAAATAGGAGTTTCGCCAGAAGAATCGTCAGGAGAATCACCATCATCAGATGGCATACCCATTTCCATATCTTCGTCTTCTTCTTTTTCTTCTTTATTTTCTTCAATAAAGTCAAATAATTTTTTACAAACAACAACAACATCGTCCCAAGTTTTAACTTCCATAGCTTCTTTCACTAATGGAGATTCTTCACTTGAGAATTCAACTGGAATATATCCACGACCTTTTGAAGAAACATTCAATCGATCCATAAGTCCAGCTTTGTTGATATCTCTTTCGTTAGTACCGAAAAGATCATCATCAAATAATCTTTTATAACCATTTCTAAAACGACGTACAATTCCAGGATATGCTTCTTGAATTTTACGTTCGATACGAATATCTTCAACAATGTTCAAGTAAGCTCTAGGAATTTTACCAATTTTCTTTTCAGAATCGTGCCATCCATCAACTGGAGTATAAAGAGCATGACCAACTTCATGACCAACTAAAAGATCATACACATCTTTACCTTTATCTTTCCATAAAGGCAAACGTAATACACGATTTAAAACATCAAATGAAGCAGTAGAATAATTACCGTGCTGAACTGATAAGTTCTCTTTTGCAAGTAGCTTCGCTAAATATTCTTGAGCTGAAAGATTCATTATTATTCGTCCTCCCAATTGTTGTTATCTTTGAAAGAAGCTTCAGCTTCTTCAAGCAAGGCTTCTTCGTCAAGTTCAGGATCATTGATAGTAGCATCAACTTTTTCATAAAGATCTATGAAAGCTTCTTTAGTATCATCATCAAAACGATTTACACATAAAGCAATTGCTTTATCACGTTTATTGAAGATTGAATAAGTCTGAACGATGTGGCATAAACGACGAGTTGAAATAACTTCGTCAATACCTTCGTCATAAAAAGTTTTACGAATAGCATCTGCCCAACCAACAAGTAGCTTAGCAAATTCTTCGTCAACTTTTTCAAATTTTGACATATGTTTCATGACAATTTTTTCTTCAGTTGCCATAGTTGGGAAAGTTTGTTCAAGAGTAATTGTGAAACGCTCTAAAAATGCATCGTCAATAATAGTTGCACCTGAATAACGTCCATCTTCTGAACCTTTACCTTTTGTGTTTGCAGTGGCAATTATGTTAAAACCTTCTTTAGGTTCAACAACTTCACCAGTCTTTTTGATCAAAACTGGTTTTCCTTCAAGCACACCTTGTAAACACATAATTTTGTTTGTTCCACGATCAATCTCGTCAATCATAAGAACTGCTCCAGCTTCCATAGCTTTAATCACTGGACCTTTTTGAAAAACTGTCTCACCTTTAATAAGACGAAAACCACCAATCAGATCATCTTCATCAGTTTCAGGAGAAATCTGAACACGTACATATTCACGATTAAGTTTAGCACATGCTTGTTCAATCTGAAATGTTTTACCATTTCCAGATAAACCAGATACAAAAGTTGGATAAAACATTCTTGATTTAAGAAGTTTTACGATTTCAGTAAAGTTGCCCCAAGGAACAAAAGTAGGATCAAAATCAGGAACAAAGACTTCATCATTTGAAACTGA